AGATACTGTAACGTCATTTAATACTCATGCAGTGGCAAATTCACTTTTGTACACTAAAAAGAAAATTGAAAGCGGTATGTCTGTCACCGCATTGGGACAGGCTTATGAAATAGACGAAGCTAATTTGTATATACCTTTGCGTGCAGAGGATAAAGCAGGGCTTACATCTCGTTTCATGTTTGTATAGGAGGAAAAATTATGGTATATACAATAGAAACCTTAATGGCAAGTCCTGCAATAGTTACTGCCATTATCAACCGCTTACAAGTTACAATGACCGAAGCGGATAAAATAAGTTGGAAAGATTATTTGATGCCTAAAAAAGCTAATCCTGACGGTACGTTTAAAACGTTTATCGGCAATCAAACAGGTGTAGTAATTGGTTCAATGATTGACCGTCATTCAAATAAGCCTATCCGGAAACGTCATTCATTGGCAAAGGGATATGGCGAGGTTGCTTGTTTAGGCGAGGCTTATCAAATGGATAATGCTCGTTTGGAAGAATTGCAAATCTTGGTTGATACCTACAATGAAAGAGGAGAAAAAGCAGTGGTTGAGGAAATTGTAAATTTCTTGGTAGATGATTTCCGTCAAGTGTATTTAGCACCTCAAAAACGTATTGACTTGATGTTGTCGGATTTGAAGTTTACAGGTAGAGCCGAAGCTAATGCCAATGCCGACCAAAAAGGTGTCAAGATTGATACAATTACAATACCGGTATCGACAAAATCTCCAGCAGCAGGTGTTAAAGCTACGTTTATTACTTATTTAAGCGAGCAAATAGAGAGCTTACGTGCAAGTGGTTGCGATGCTTCAATTCTTGAAATGAGTCGTGCGACATTTGCTCAATACATCGTAGGCTGTGCGGAGTTTAAAGATACGTTTGTGTCTAAATTTGGTTCTTTTGATTTCAAGAGCGGTGGACTTGCTACTCCACAAATGGCAAATGATTTATTTTCAGCTTTGCAAATACCTGCAACTATTCGTATTAAACAAGAGTATATCACAATGCAAAATGGAGTATCGAGCAACGTTGTTCCTACTAAAAAAATAGCATTGTTGCCAAATGAGAAAATCGGTAATTTACGTTGGAAAACACCGTATGAAATTACTGACCCTATCCAAGGCAAGACATATACCCAAAAGGAGAATGGTTTGTTTATTGCTACTCAACGTACAGAAGAAGGACGCTTTGTAGAATACGGTTGTGAATGGATTGTTGATATAGATAAGCCTAATCGCATGGCGATTATGGACTTAGCAGCATTTTAATCATACATTCAATGTACATTAAAGAGGCATTAAAAAATAGTGTTAATTATCCGTTGTCGGATACAAATGCAGAGGCAGCAGCAATTAAGCGAGGGCTTAATTCTGATGATTTGTTTACCACAGAGGTAGCAGTATCAAAAGAATACGAATTGGCTTATGCTGATATTTTGCGTTATGTAGCCACAATGGTAAACCTATCGCAAGGAGGTGGCGGTGTTTCGATGCCGTCAGCTTCCGTGCTTACAGGTACAGCAAATGCTATTTATCGCAAGTATGGCGAACCTCTTATTGGAGAATCAAACGCAACGTGTGAAATTTTGGCATGATTTTATTTCCAAACGGACATATTGAACTCAAAGAAAAATCGGGAGGGGGAATAAACCCTGAAACGGGATTTCCAATTAAACCTACCGAACAATGGAGTGAAAGTATTACGTGTCAATATAGAGCCAATAAATATAGCAACAAAGGAAAATCGAATGGAGAATCGTTTATTATTGCCTCATATGAGATATACATAGATGAATTAAACTTTGATTCAGAGCGTTTGAGATTGTATGATAAGAATGATGCACTGTTGGGAGAATTTTCTGTTATTAGTAAAGAAATGTTTGAATTAACAAAGAGCGTTTTAATACTTGTTTAGTATGGGTATAGAATTAAAGACATCGCAAGCAAAGATAGAAAAAATGATTGCTGAAAAGGTTGATAACGTTAAAAAAGCAATTGTTTACAATTTATCTTATATAGGCGAGCAATGTGTTGCAGAAGCAAGAGAAAATACCCCTGATAAAGGTTCTTTTACCGACCAAACAGGAAATTTGCGAAGCTCAATTGGATATGCCATTGTTTGTGATGGAGTAACAGTACAAACAAATGGTTTTTTACCAACGGAAAAAGGCTCAAAAAAAGGTGTTGACGGACAAAAAGACGGTCAAAATTTTTTAAACGAAATAACTGGGAAATTTCCGAAGGATATTGTACTGATTATTGTCGCAGGTATGAATTACGCTACGTATGTGGCACGCTATAAAGATGTTATTGATAGTGCAGAATTGCTGGCTAAGAAACTCGTTCCTGAAATAATGGGAGATTTATTGAAATGATAAAAACAGGAAAGCAAATACAGGGAGATGTAATGCAACTACTTAAGGGTAGTTTGTTGGCATTAACTGTAAATGGCAAAGTTTATCGCAATGGTTATAGACCACGCAATTCAAGGCTTGAAGATATTATCGTTGTTCATACGGCAGGCAGACCCGACCAAGTGCAAGTAGGAATGGTAAATGTTCTGATATATGTTCCCGACATCGACCCATTTGCTAACGGAGTATTGGTAGAAGATGGTGCAAGGTGTGAAGAATTAGAGCTTGCAGCAATGGAGTGGATAAATTCACTTAATACGAATGAATTAAATTATTCCTTTACATTAAGAGAGACAATTCAAACAGAAGAAGATACTGAAATTAATCAGCATCTTATCATAGTAAAATTAGAGTACAAATTATTAAATTATTAAAAACATAAGATTATGTCAGTATTAAGTTGGGGGAAACCCTGTATAGAAATCGCAGCGTTGAATGCCGTTTCAGGCGAGCCTGAAAATTGGCAAACGCTGACTACTCCCAAAGACGGTACGACCACTTTGGAAGTAACAGAAGGCGACAAGACCGAAGCCATTGAAGAGGGCGGTGGTATTGTTGATACCTATCAAAAGAAGAACAAGTATAAATTGTCCTTTGAGTTGTTTAACAAGAAAGGCGACATTAAGCCAATTGCGGATAATGACGGTGTTATATTGCAAAATTATGCAGTTAGACTAACTCCTGAAGACCCCACTTGCAAAGGCTTTATGTTGAAAAAATGTTCTGTATCTGTAATAGATGCTTGGACAGCAGCAGACGGTGCAACATGGAAATATAGTCTTAACGGCTTAACTCCCACAGATGGTGGTAAAATATGCCGTGAGTTCGTACCAATGAGTGTATCGCCATCGCAATTGACATTTGCAAGTGAAGCTGATTCAACAGGCGAGGAAATTACTGTTGCTAATGCAGAGGGAACGATAACGGCTACATCAAGCAATAGTTTTGCCACAGCCACTGTATCAGGAACAACTGTAACGGTTACAGTAACAGCTAATACAGGCACTGCACGTAGTTCGGTTGTAACAATTACAGCAAGTGGAGTTTCACGTATAGTGAACGTAACACAGGCTGCACCCATAGCAGGCGAATAAAATCTTTGATTTGTCGTAAGATTGACAAACGGAACAGACGTCCTTTGAGGTTGGAGGTTAAACCTTAATATAGCAGGGTGGAGTAATTGGCAGCTCGTATATACTCATAAAAATAAGGTTGTAGGTTCGATTCCTACCCCTGCAACTAATTACAGACAAATAACAAATCACAATGAAAAAGCAAAAGCATTTAGAGGAAAATGTAGCAGAAGCCATACTTGCAGCACCGCTCAAAATAAACATTGGTTCTGAATCTTTTGAGGTAGCACGTCCGTCAATACGTACTCTCATTATGGCATCAAAGGAGATAGCCAAGTTACCCCCAATGGATAAAGACGTTAATACGGTGCTAAAATCGTTGGGTTATGCAAAGTTTGCAGAGCCGGTTGGTAAAATACTTGCAACATTCATTTTAGGGGCTAAAGAATTGAATAAAAAAGAGGTGGTTAATAGAAACTACTTCTTTGGTTTGATAAGGCTTAAAAAGAGCTTAAAAGCGGATAAATTAGCGGTATTATCAGAACGTTTATTAACTGACTTTACTCCACGAGAATTATTTGATGCTTATGCCGAAATTATATCACTTATGGACATAGGTGGTTTTTTCGGTCTTACCACTTCCCTACTCGAAACAAACATGACCAAAGCGACGGTGGTAAGCTAAATGACAGTATATGGGCAATGGTGGGTAATTTTGCTCAAACGTATTATATGGATTTTGATACGGTACTTGATATGACCTATCAAAATGTAATGCTTTATAGTAGTGTACTTCCGTCTTACGATGCGGACAATAAAGATGCAAAATTAGATGCTTCCGACCCACGAAATAAAGACAAGGTACAACAATTATTATTCGGATAAAGAAATAAAGATATGGCAGAGTTAGATTTTGAGGCACGCATAAAGCTACTTGATGAAGATGTAGCGGCAATGAGAAAACAGTTGGAAACTGTTGTTGTTGCAATACAGTCCAAAGGCGATGCCTTGCAAGAGCATTTCAATAAAATAACGAATAATGCTTTGAAAAACACAAGCAGTGTTGAAGACGGAATTAAAAACGCTGTTACTAACATAAACGAAGAAATAAAAGCCATCAATGCTGACCCTTTTGAGGCTATTATGAATTTGGCAGGAAGTGGGGAATTAAGTAATGTCGTTGGCAGTGTAAATGATTTAAAGCAAGCAAAAGTAATCTATGAGGGAATAGGAAAAACGATAGAAAAACTTACAAATAATATTGAATACTACGGAGAATTAGCTACCAAGAATAACAATAAGATTAAAGAGTATAATACACTTATATCCGAAACAAAGGAAGATATGGCGGCTAATAATATCACAGACCCATATTCGTCTCAAGCCACATCAATACAAAAATATACAGCCGAAATCAAAAAGCTACAAATTGAAAATGCTACTTTGTCTAACTATACCCAAACAGACAAAGCAAATCTTGAAAGTTTAGGCGGAGCATATAGTGAAGTTGGACAAAAAGTAGAATCACTATCACAAAAGAACCTTACATTAATGGCTCAAATAAGGCAGAATAAGGAGCAATTGTTAGAAATGGAACAGGCTGGGCAGGAAAGTAGTGTGGCGTATAGCAAACTCAAAAAAGAAACAATAGACTTAACTCTTGCCCTTAGTAAGCAAAATAGTGAAATGACTGCATACAGAAAAGGCGGTGCAGGTATGCAAGCAACGGTACAGACCTTACAAACAGTTTCGGGTGCTTATTCGGCAGCACTTGGAGCATCGGCATTATTTGGTAAGAGCGAAAAGGAGCAAAGCGAGATTCAAACTAAATTACAATCTACAATTGCTATGACAACAGGTCTGCAATCTGTATATATGTCTTTGCAAAAACAAAGTTCTTTAATGACAGGTATTTATGCCATGCAAACAGGAGCAGCCGCCACAGCCGTAAAACTTAAAACAGCAGCAGAAGGCAAAAGCATTGTTGTTACCAAAGCCGCAACCATAGCTCAAAAGATATTTAATGCAGTTGCAAAAGCTAATCCATACGTATTGCTTGCAATGGCAATTGTTACTGTTGTCGGAGCATTAACAGCCTTTGCTTATGGTAATAGTAAAGCAAAGAGGAAGCAAGAAGAACTCAACGAAAGCATCCGTGATTTTAACGAGCAAATGAATATGAGTGAACGTGCGCATAAGCAGGTCATAGATACTATGGAAGCGCAAGGTAGTACACAAGATGATTTGCGTAGAAAGAAGCAAGAATATGCAAATTTAGAGGCACAAGAGGCGGAAGATGAATACAATAGACTGTATAATCTAAATCGTTTATATAAAAACGTAAGTGCAGAACAGCTAAAAGCCGCAAGCGACCTTGCAGAGGCAAAGAAAATAGCCGCTCAAGATGTAAAACATCAAAATAAGAATGATGCGATAAGGGAAGAAATAAAAATTCAAGAAGCGGTAACGCAAGCTATTAAAAAAGCCACAGAAGAACGTCTTGCATACGAGCGTAATTTAGTTACAGATAAGAAAAAGTTAATTGATATTGACAAACGCAATAAGATAAATGCCATAAAAGAAGAAAGAGATGCGTTCCTAAAAGCCAATAACGGCAAAGGCGATACAAGTTCTTTTGACCAAAGAATTGCCACAGTTAAGTTACAAGCATCTTTTGATAAAAAACAAGTCAATAAAGAATTTGAAGACTTTATAAAATCGTTGCAAGCAGAAAATAATCAATTGTCATTTGATATTGACATTGCTGATTTGCAGTACCAATTGGAGCTTACCGATAATCAAAATGAGAAATTAAAGATACAATCCGATATAAGAAAAAAGATACTTGATAATGAGATAAAGTCGTTAGAGATTGAAAAGGAAAAAGCCGTTGAAGAAACTACAAAGCAATACGGCAAAGATGCAGGAAAAAAGGTTGCAAAGGAATACGATGATAAGATTGCACTAACTCAAATAAAAATCAATGATGAATCAGAGGCTGAAGAATATTTATCCAAGATTGAGCGTGCACAGCAATACGCCGAAAAACTCGTTGAGATTGAGCAGTGGAAAGAAGAAGAAAAAGCAAAGATTCAAAAAGATTTAAAGGAAAACAAACTAACTCAAGAAGAAGCAGATGCAAAAAATAATGATGTTGATACAATTGCAGCTATAAAGCAAGAGCAAGAGCAGGAAGCTTTAGGTATTTCCGATAAAGTATCGTCTGAAATGATGGATATTGTTGAGGGTACGGTTACAATGGGCTTGGAAACATTAAGAACGCAACTTCCTATACTGCGCAAAAATCTTGAAGAATTAAAAACGTCAGGTGCAAATACTACCGATATTGCCAAAGCATCTGCCGCACTTGCCGTTGCTGAAAACGAGCTTTCACAAGCCACAGATGCAATGCAAAGTACAAGCAGTGAGGGTGCAACAGATACGGCAAATAAACTTAAAAAAGTATCCACTGCTTTAGATGTTGTAGGACAGGCTATAGACGTTGTAGATGATTGTTTTGGCGATATGCTTGGCGATGCAGGCAAAGATGCCATGTCGGTAATAAAGACCGTCTATTCGGCAGTATCGAGCGTTGTGTCTTCCATAATAGCCGTTACAGCAACAGGAGTGTCGTCAGTCCAAGCAATGGAATCGGCATCTGTGATTATTGCAATCATATCAGCTGCTTTACAAGTAATCATGGCAATTGTCAAAGTGTTTAAAAAGTACTTTGACGAGAATGTAAAATTACAAGAAGCCGTTGATGCAAGCAAAGAACATGTTGCTGCACTTGAACAAGAATACAAAAAATTAGAGCGAGCAGTCGAAAAAGCCACAGGTGTTGACCACTTTAAAGAAAGTGTCAAAGGAATAGAGAACTTAAAAAAGCAAAGTGCAGAGTTATACGAGCAACAAAGGCTAAATGAAGAAATGGCAAGCAATGCCAAAGGCAACGAGAAAAAAGAATATAAGCAAGCTGCAAAAGAGGCTGGCGAAGCAGCTTTGGAAGCCACGTGGGATGCTGAAGACCAAATGCGTGAGAATTTGGAAGAACTTATAACAACAAATTTAAGTAGTTTTTCCGAAAATCTTGCTGGTAGTATTGTTGATGGCTTTGCAAGTGGTATGCAAGATATGACAAGTGTCTTTAATGAAGCTTTTGACGACCTTATGAAAGGTATGATTGCCAAACAGATGCAAACGCATTTAATTGATAAAGCACTAGAGCCGTTCTTTAAACAAATGGAAGGTGCAATGGCAGATTACACTTTGACTGATTCAGAAGCAGCTGCAATTAAAGACGGTTATGCTAATGCCAAAGGCAATATTGAAACAGGTCTTGAATCGTACAAAAGTATGATGGAAGAATTAGGCTTAATGGATAGTGAAAGTGGGCAAGAGGCGCAAAGCAAAGGATTTCAAGCTATGAGCCAAGACACAGGCGATGAATTAAACGGACGTTTCACAGCCATACAAATAAGCACTGCAAGTATTGATGCGAATGTGATAGGATTAAAAGCTAATTCTGATGCTTTAAAGATTAATTCAGACATGATGATACCACACCTAAACGCAATACACGAGGGTATGGAAATAATGCAAGCCGTGGCAAGAGAAAATGCTGAACATTTACGTAGTATATCCGACAATACAGCACTACTGCACGAGACAAATAAACGTCTTAAAAACATAGAAGAACATACAAGCAAGATATGAAACATACAATATACATAAACGGAATAGAAGCCTATAACAGGTGGGGATTAATAGCAAGGGACGGATTCATTGCCGACTTACTCAAACCTGCAAACCCAAAGGCATACATTAAGAACACAGCAGCCGATATTGACGGCACAGAAGTAGATGCACGATACCGCAAAATCGACGGTCGTAGCTTTTCTGTTTTGGTATATATGAAAGCCGACAATCTTGCAGACTTTATAGCCAATAGTAATGACCTCGAGAGAGTTTTAATTGAAGGTATAAACGGCACAGGAATAACAGAATTATCGGTATTAGGGCAAGTTGAAATGACGTTCCGTTGTGTGTACGAAAATTATGCAACATACAATCCGCTTAATGATAGCGGCAAAGCCTTATTGTCAATATCCTTTTACGAGCCAAATGTTAGGAATAGAGAGTTAAATGTATAAGACTATGGAATACAGCGAATCACATAAAATGCTAATAGATGCCATGCATCAATCAGGCGTGTGCGACAAATCAATAGAAGCATTTAATCGTTGCAAGTCATTGCAAGAGCTTGTTTATATGCTTGATTTTTGGTGTTATGGATTGGTAAATACTGATTTCCTTTCCGCTGAATTATTGCTCAAACTCTTTACCCGTGAAGATTTAAGAAATGAGGGTATTTACATAGATGAAGATGTTACCATTGATGGGTATATAAAACGTATATACTTATTTGGCAAAAGTCATTTGCATTACACAGCAAGAGAAACACGTACATCGCTTGTTTTCGTTTCCGAAGATTCATTTGCATATGTAAAGGCAACAGGATACTCAATCATTAATATCTTGAAAATAAAAAACGGAGATTACAAGGTTGAAAAATTAGACCATTCCGTTATTCTTTATCCCATGCGTACACGACAATTAACCAAGCAATAAGAATGGCAAATATATCAATATACAACAAAAACGGAGTACTGATTAAAGAAGTACTCATAACGGACAAGAGCGAACGTAAGCAGTCCTTACAGGCTGATAATTACGTTAATTTGGGCTTTGCACTTACCGAGCGTATTGGCATAGGTGCAGGTGCGTATATTGATTATTTAGGACAACGTTTTTACCGTGTAGAAGATTATTACCCACAGCGCAAAGGACAGCACAATTACGAGTACGATGTAAAATTTCAAGCTGCTGAAGCTTTATTCATTAAGCCTATATTTTTCCGTTATATTGAACTATCTGACGGCAGTACATGGAAAGAGCCTGAATTTAATATCAATGGCAATCTTGCCACATTGGCAGGGCTTATTGTTACAGCCGTTAATAGAGCTGATTTGGGTATCACAATCACGCTTCCGGAGGGTAATGAATATGATAAAACAGAATTAAAGGCACTTACATTTACAGGCATCAACATACAGGAGGCTATTGCAATAATTGCTGATACTTTTGAAACGGAATGGTGGCTTGATGATACGGTGCTGCATTTTGATAGATGCGAAAAGGGCGATTATATAGAACTATCGGACATATATTCAAGAACAGGTAGTGGCGACGTTATTAGTGGCGGCTTAAAGTCTTATACCGTTTCGAGCAAACAAACGAATGTGCCACAAAGAATATTTCCTTATGGTGCAGAACGAAATATTGTGCCTGAATCATCAATGAACATATCGTTCCGCAAGCGGTTGCACCTAGACCAAACATTATACCCCAATGGTTATTTAGAAGTAGAGGGGGTAACAAGCGGCATTGAAGAAGTAAAGATTTTTGATGAGATATACCCACGCAGGGTTGGTCATCTTTCTTCCGTTCGTGAGAGAGTTACCAATGGCGGCATGACTATTTATTATGTTAAAGACGACTCCATTGATTTTGACCCTGCTGCCTTACTTATTGATGGTTGTACCATGATGATACGATTCGTGTCAGGTTATCTTAACGGTTGGGATTTTGAATGTAATTATTTACCGTCAACAGATGAATTTGAAATCATCAACTCGCAAGACAATGACCAAATAGTTCCGTTTGGAACTTTTATTCCAAGAGGTAGAGATGATTTAGATAATTACGAGGGCGATGAGTATGTGCTTTTCAATATGGAGATGCCACAAAGTTACGTTACAGCGGCACAGGCAGAGCTTGCAGAGAAGGCGCAGGAGTATGTAGATACTTTGCAAACAGGTATCCCTGATATATCATGCGTATCTGACGAATTGTACTTTCGTGAACATGGAACAGCCATTTTTGTTGGTAGCAAAATACGGCTTATGTCCGATGAGTTTGCAGGTGGTTTTGTGCAAAGTCGAGTAACGGCTTTTGATTATAAACTTACGAAACCTTATGCGATTAGCTTTACTCTTGCAGAAGCTCGCAGCGGTGGCAAAATGGCATCTATTGCTAATAAGATAAACGAGCAAGCATCACTTCTTGACGGTGTGTATCAAGACAGCCGTGCTATTAGTGCAAGAGGTTGGCGAGATGCTAACGAATTGGCTAATATGATTGAATCGGTACGAACGGAACTTATTCTTGTTGGCGACCCTGATAATCAATTTACAACAACGTGCTTTTTTCAAGCCAACTATCGTAATGATAAAAACAGTTTGTTCATTAGCAGTGGGCAATTGCACCACGTAAAAACAGACAATGTTCGTGAGGGTACATGGGACTTAGAAACAAGTACAATCTTTGTACCCAATATTATTAATCCTTTTTATATTTATGCACGCTGCTCAAAAGAGAGCGATAATGGCAGTTTTTTACTATCAAGTGAAAGATTAAATGTAAATGGCGAAGACGCAAATGAGGGCTATTATATGCTACTATGCGGTGTGTTATCATCAATCTTTGACGATAAAAGAACGCTCAATATAACAAGCGGCTTTACACAAATTGCAGGAGGTAGCATAACAACAGAAAAGATACAGGACACGCTCAAAAGACTTATCATTGATTTATCGAGCAATCCACCAAAAATAACAGCGACCGACGGTGCGGAGATATGTGGAAATATAAAGTTTCTTACAGCAAACAATGAGTATAAAACGGTTGAAGATGGTATTGATGATGCAACAGGCTATTTAACCAATGCTTTGCCACAGGATACAGAGGTTGATGGCGGCGTTATCCTTTCTTCACTTATTCAGGTTCGCAATAATGCTCAAAATGTAACGGCAGGCATGAATGGTAATGTAAATTCAACCGGTTTGCACACACCTGCTTTTTGGGCAGGTGGAAATCTGCAAAATGCCATTGGTGATATTGCCAATGTAATTTTAAGGCATGACGGCACAGGCAAGATAGGCAGCTTATCTGTTGAGAATGGAATGATACGCATAAACCTTGATAATGCAGGCGGTGGATATGCCACATTATCGTCTGACGGAATAAGAGTGTTTGACTCTCTTGGTGCACCACGTGCAAAAATCATAAGCGGTGATATTTATAAACAGTCCATAGTAAGAGAAACAGAGTATCAGTTTATCCCTAACGGAATAATGGGTGCGTACACTCCGATGGGGCAGTGGTATTGGGGTAATCTATCTGACCCTTATAATCAGTGGGTATCAAAACCAAACACTATGCACATTGTATGTCTTGGCGGATTTGATATTGCAGAAGTTTATGAGTACGACCAACTTAGTGCATTATTCAATCTTAAAATCAATCAAGTTAGTTATGTAAGAAGAACAATAAAGAATTCTAACTCTCAATTTCAGAACGATGTGGAGTTTGGTGTATGTTTATATGTTGATTACGGAAGCAAGTCTCCTTATTCTCAGGAAATGACATATGGCAACAATATTTTTACAGAGCAGTATTTTAAGGCTAAACTACCAGAAGACGCAAAGATAATTTCAGTAAAAACGATTACACCTACATATAATGGGAATGAGACGATTTATTATGACGATGAGACGATTTCGCAGTTTGCTTTTAGCGACGAATCTGACAGTAAATATTGTAGGTTAATGCTTGCTGTAGCAACAAAAAGAGAGGAGTCTCATTTGGTAAGTGGAGAAGTATTCGGGGTTGATTTTGGAACAACTGAATATAGGAAAAATATTGAAATAGTAAACCCAAGTACGATAATAGGAAGAAACGGCATATTTTCAGCATTTTCATCAAGTAAGTATTTTGGAGCCTATAACGATGCTAACGGATTCCATATTATAGGTAAAGCAGACGAATTAAACTTAACGCAAAATTAGAATATATATGAATGCGAGTTATTTACGAGTTAAATCATAACACAAAACTAAATATTATGACACAAATACAAATTAAAAGAGGAATAAGCTTCGGTATCAGCTTAAAACGTTCGCAGATTCCAGTCGGAGGTATGACGTGCAAATTGCGTAATAGTGATTTTACATGGGTAGAACAAGGTGAATTTGTAATAGTTGAAGGGCAGGAGTTTGCTCAGGTTTATTGGAGTTCAGCTCAAACAAAAACTGTTCCGCTTGAAAATATTACACTTGAAATCTATGATTCTTATCGCCATAGAGTTGCTTACATTTTGGAACGTTTTGCAATTGGTGTAGATACTACAGCATACGAGCGAGGTGTGGCAGATTGAGCACTTAATGCAGAATAAACTAACATAACAACATAATCGGAATAATCATGGACGTAATATTAGAAAATAACACGATACAAGTTTCGACAGAGCAAAATATCATTGACCTCATTACAGAAACTAATACTATTGAAGTAAAAGCAGGCGAGGACGCTAGGGCAATGATAAACGATAACACAATAAGCACAACAGATGTTTGGAGCAGCAGTAAGACAAATGAAGAGATAAACAAACTACTGCCACTTATATACGCAGGATTATAACAGAATTAACATATGAGAACATTAATAAAAGGATATACATTTACGGCAGGAACAAGAAGTATTGATTGTTCTAACGCTAATCCATTTGATATTGAAAATATACGTTTAATCGTTAACGAGACGCAAAAGGTTGTTATTTGTTCGTCTATGCAGAAAGACCTAATTGCTTCAATAATTGACGGAGTAATAACATACTCAGATACGTTGCCTGCCTTAGCAGGCGGGGATAAACTAACTATTGAGTTAGATTTAGGTGTTAGTGGGGCGGAGGCATTAGAAGCAGAGGTTTTTGAGGGAAAAACGAATATTGCTAATTCCATCTCCGATAAAGGAATACCAGCAACTTCTGCTGACACGTTTTCTATATTAGCGAACAAGATTACTCAAATTGAAAATTCTCCAGCAGACCCGCAAGTGATAGCAGCCTTAGACGCTCTTAATGGCGAAACAGTTACAGGTACTTCGCTTGATAAGATAGATGCAGCT